ATATAAAAAATAAAAAGGAGAAATATGATTTGATTAAACAACTTGCAGATAATCTCATTTTAACGATTGATGAAAATATAACACCAGAAGATATTATTAATTTCTTTGTAATAATTGGAACTAATTACATAAAAGAAAATTCCGATATGACATTATCTAATATGACTTGTAATTAAAATGAAAATGATTATAATATATAACAGAGGTGTTTTATTTTACAACAAACACTCTATCTAATGCCTATACGCATTTTTACATTTGAACCTTTTAATTTTGACTATACCTTTTAATTATTTCTCTCCACCATATAATAGGGGTGTGCCTTTTTCTTTTAGTACTTGTTGATATTCGGAAGAAACTTGAGTATTGAATGAAGTAATAAGATTTCCAAAGTATGCAAACTCACTCGAAAGTCTTTAATTATGCACCTTTGTGCGGTTTTGAGCCGTGGAAGGGCGTTTTTTTATTGTATCAAAGACGGTACGAACATAGACCCCTGCATGGGCAGCGGACATATTTTGGTTTATGCCTTTGACCTATTGTTAAATATATTCGCGGTCATGCTGAAATTGGCATACAGGCATGTTTGAGGGACATGTGTCTTATGACATGTGGGTTCAAGTCCCACTAGCCGCACTACTACATTTCCATTTTTATTATATTATTGCGATTATCAAAAATCGTAAAAAAAAAGAGTATAAACATTATTGTCTATACTCTTTAATTATAGCTTGATATTCCCAGTTGCAAACAAAGTAATCAGTATGCTAATAACTGAAATACTAATACTTGTAAGAACTTTACTTATAACTCCAACTTTTAATTCATGCTTGGTTTCTTTATACTCAGTATATGGTTCTTGTTGAATATCATAAACCTGTCCTTGTATTTTAGAAACTTTATCATTAACTTCTGAACGAATTTCTTTACCTTGTGAATCAAGCTTAGTAGACAATCCATCAACTTTATTTGTCAAATCAACTTGACCTTTTTTCATGTAATTCATGTCTTGTCCAATCAATTTAATAGCTGTAGTAATTTCATGTAAATCATCTACTTTATGTTCAATTTTATCACAACGAGTTTGTAATCCTTTAATTGAATAATTTTGTAATTCTTCAATTCTCTTAGCGTTAGATTCGGAACGTTCATTTACTTGAATTAAAAGAGTTTTATCATCTTCATTCATATTTAATTCACCATTCCTTTATATTTTTTGCAGGAACAATGATTTACTTTGTTACTGTATGTTTTACAATATTTGATTTTGGAAGAGCAACAACGGCACATTCAACTGCTCCATCTATTGCAGTCTGAATCTCAGGTGTAATCTCAATACCAGCTATATTCAAAGCAGTAGTAATATATTTCTGTGCTTCCTCTTTACGTTGATCGGCAGTAATCTGACCAGACTTAGCAAGCTGTTCTGCTGCCTGTACACCCGTCTGTGCATAGCCAGTAATTTTATCAATTACACTAACCACTTTATTCTCAGGCATAGCAGTCTTCAATGCATCAACAATTGTATTAGCGATAGTCAATCCATTATCAGTAGTCTCCAAACCTTTCTGAACATTAACACCATGCTTGCTCAAGTAAATACAAGTATAGCAAATTGCCACAACAGCAACTGCCACAATAGCAATCACGATAACTGTCATAATACTCATAATATGTACCTCCAAAAAATTATTTATTAAGTTGTATTTGTGCAATTTGCTTTTCTGCATCAAGCTGTGCGGAACGATTTCCAACATTTTTCACTTGCGGTTTTTCTGGAAAATTTACGTTGTATGGAAACCCTTCTTGTGACGTAATGTCACGTAATGCCTGTCGATACTGTCGCATGGATTCCCTATCAACGTCAGAAATTGGTGCATCATCTACTTGCGTCCAGTCGGTGTCAGACAGCAATTTATCTCGCTTATCTCGTATGGTCTGAGCTTGTTTATCTGCTTCTTGCTGTTTAGCATAAGCAAGCCATGTTGCCATATTATCCTGTACGATTTTTTCAAGTCCATCACGGTCTGGCATAACAAGCAGATATTCATCATAGTTATAAGATATTCCTGCTTCTTTTCCATCTTCTGTTTTATCCTGCACTTCCGTAACATTCTCTCGAAACCGCATTTCAGCCATACCATCAAAACGATGCTCAAACAATAATATATCAGGTTGTACACTTCCGTTTACTTTCACTGCGAATCACTTCTTTCAATAAATTCAAATGCTTACCAAATTTTTGTTTTAGAAAATAGGCATTACAATGTTTAAGCTGCCCATATCTACTCATAAATCCTGCTGCCATCTTAAAACTAATAGATTTGTGCTGATTTATTTTCTTGCAAATTTTTCTATACTGTCTTGCCAGCAACAAGAAATCGCCCTTACGTAACTTTATATGATTACGTCTGAATTGATAACCAAGAAAATCAACAGCACGATTTTTCATAGGAAATATCTGATAATTGTCTTTAAGCTGTAAGCCTATTTTATTCAAATAGGTTGATATAGCTTTGTATGCTTTGTGTAACTTCTTTTTACTATGACTAAAAAGCACCATATCATCGACATATCGTACATAACGCTTAATATGTAAATCCTGTTTAATGTAATGGTCAAGAGATTCAAGGTAAAAATTTGCAAACCACTGCGAAGTATAATTTCCAATCGGTAATCCAGTTGAATAGCTATTTACAATCGTAGCAATAAGATGCAACATCTGTTTATCTTTTATTTTATGTTCAAACATTGCAATAAGTTTTTCGTGTGATATTGATTGATAGAAATGATGTATGTCCAGTTTTAAACAATATTTTGTATTTTTCCAATCACAATCTAGCCAACGTTTTATTGCACGATAACCCTGCTTAATTCCACGATTTGGAATACTTCCGCAGCACCATTCATACATTCCACGCATAATAGCTGGCTTAATAGTATTAATGACGCACCAAAATATAATTTGATTTGGGTAATATGCTGTACTACATATATCACGAATCTTTTTACTTCGAGAATCATAAATTTGCCTTGTGCGGTACACAGGAGATTTATATGTATGTGTTAATAATATTTTCTGTATCTCATTCGCATACTCATTTACATTGTTTAATACATTTTTCACATTCTTTCTTTTTGTTTTTCCACACGCAGAATCAAAAATAGCTTGCTTTATATTTTCAATTTTGCACATATCTTTATAAATATTGCCAATCCTTTTTGGCATAAAATCACCTTGTTTTTATCTTCACAGCCTTTCAATAATTTACTAAGCTATGCCTTTCCGATAAATATTTTTCGCCAATGGGCGAGGTACTCTAGTAGGAGTAGATTGATAATCAAAATTCTGTACAAGTCAAAAATATATTAAACAAGGAGGCGCGAGCCGATATTGGAGTTGTAGTTGGACGAGCTATTGAGCGCGTGGAGGTAGAAAAGACCAGCATTAGAATCATTACCCCAGTAACCGCCAACATAGGCAACACGCATAGTACAGAATTTCCCTTTTGTAATTTTTTAAAAAATAACAAATATGGCAAGGTCAAAACCTTGGGCGGCTAATCGCCCCCAAACCTCTATTACGAGGGCAGGACAAGGAGGCGCGAGCCGAGAGAGGAGTTGTAGTAGGACGAGCTATTGTGCGCGTGGAGGTAGAAAAGACCAGCATCAGAAACATTACTCCAGCAACCGCCAACATAGGCAACCGCCCAATCAGAGCTATAATAGTATCCGTCGCACAAGTAGGTGCTGTCGCTGCCTGAAGTGGCCGTCGGAATTTGTACCCACGGAATACTTGCATCAAGTCCCAATGAAGAAATATATCCATCATTTTGAATTTTACTGTATGCAAGTTTCGTGTAATTCGTTGCGGTATCATCTGCATATTTTGATGGGTTTGTACATACATAAATTAATCCATCATCAAAATTGATGCCGTCACGAAACTCCCAAACATTGCCCCATAAATTTTCGATTCCGCGCCATTTTACAGCAACAGAAGTAGAAGTTATATCGGAAGAGCCAGTCAGCCCAGTTACAGAATCTGAGCCTCCAGTATGGATTACAGCAGATCTGCCTGTATCTCCTTGCCCTGCAATACTTTGTGAGTCAAGTGAAGCAGTTTCAACAATAAATAAAATCATAAGTTCAAATTGTGTCGCCCAGTCTGCTTGTGTATATCCTAAACCACGATTGAAAAATCCTGTGCGGAACTGTGCACGAGTTAAGTCCACAAGCGGTGCAGCACCGGAAACGGATTTATATCCGCTTGATGCTTCATATGTGCCAACCCAAATTTTATCTAATCCATTGGGATAATCGCTGCAGGGTGCATGACGTGGAGCCACTAAAAATCCATCAAGTGGGCCATCTGAAATCACATAATCCCTATAATCCGTTGTGTCGGTTACTTGATAGTAAAATTTTGGTATTTCACCGCATACATCACCGTTTGTGCCATCTCTGGTAAATCCTGCTTCTCCCTCATAAGCTGTTACCGCACCATTTTGTACATTGCAGCATTTTATGTCCTTATAGATTGGCTTGTTGTCAAAGTCGGAACTTCCGGCGGTACTGCCATTTGTGGCGGAAAAAGTAAAGTCTGCCGAGTCGTAAAGTCGCTCCAGCGTGGGGGAAGATTGATTTTTGTGCCACCGTACACCATATTTTACATATACTTGTGGTATTGCACTTACACGATTTGCTTCATTAAGATTATACTGATTGGTAGTAGAATACGGAAATACTCCATAATAGTAAGTCATTCCATTTGTTAATCCACCGTCTGTATATCCAGAGTCTTTAAATGAATCTCTAACTTTATTATCGACTAGAACAGTTCCGTCATATTGATTTTCTGGATAGCTACCGGCTTTACGAACAACTTTTGTTCCTTCCCATTTTGCCAATGTGATTCCATCAACAATGGTGTCTGCTGGGTCAGACCATTTAATTATCAGTTGTTCATTTGCAGGTTCTATTGACAATCCGCTTACATTTGCAGGAGCATAACCCACCTGTTTTGACGAACTTGGTATATTAAAAATTGTAGGCATATATTACAAATCACCTCTTATAATTACTCGAATCGGAATATCTATTGCAGGTTTTTCTCCGTATGTTAAAATAGAGAAAACATTATTTGATTGAACCCCTTCTCTTAAATTGAGGTCGATTAATGTATTCTCCTGTTCATCCGTCATATTGGTTTCCGGTAAAATTTGTTGTAAACTTGTGGATGTAATTCCAACCAAATTAATATTATAGGAAAATGGAGGGGTACCACCTTGCCAACCACTAGCCAATAAATTTACATGATGTAATGTGCTAATTCCTGCTTTATAAATATCATTTGGATATAAATTATCGTAAGTTAAAGCATCATTTTTGATATGTACAAAGACATGTCCAGAGTCTTCTTTCTCAAGCCATATATCACCCTCAGCTTGATTCTCTGGCTGATTCACAGAATATAAAATTTGCTTAGGATTAAAAACTACCGATTTCCAATAATCTGGTGAAATATCTGGTTGCTTTCCATAATTCGCCTGTATACAAACATATAGCCGATTACTATATGGAACACAATCCTCCACAGTATACGAAGTTTCATTGCTCCAAGTAGTATGAAAAGCCATTCCAGTACCAGATGGGCCTTGAAATGTAATCCTATCCCAACTATCTGTAGTAGGCAATGTACCAATAGGCACATCACTACTATTACATAAATAAGCTTTATAATTATATACAACCAAATCAAACATAGAATATTGTACAGCGTTATCAAATTCACCTTTATTATGTACAAGTGTTGTTACTGTAGTTCTAAAATCGCTTGTATAAAAACGTTCTTGAGCTATACACATATCATAAAGCAATTGAAATGTTTCATGCGTAATAATTGTAGTTTTTAAATCAGGATGTTGAGTAAGTATATCAATAGCAGAACTATCATCTCCTGATTCTTTATAAGTGTAATATTGATTTACTAAATCTTTGTTTGCACTTGTAACATCTGAAAATGTAAGATTCGGATCTAAAGAATTAGGAAAAGCACAAGTTAAATCTGAATAAGTCGCACTCATTAAACTCCTCCTTTACAAATTTAGAATTATTAGATTACGATGCG